AATTATGCGATTCAGGCAGGGCGGTCTGATCGGTCACCCTGAAGATTACGTAGACGAAAAGGCAGAGAAACCTAGAAGAGTATATTACTAATGGCTATATTTTCTATAAGAAATTTTGTTAAAAAACAAATGATGAAAACTAACGATCAAGGTATCGTTAATATGCCTAGTGATATGAAACTAGATTTTGGAGAAGCTGTAATTACAAAAACTCTTTTGGATGCGGGTATCGATCCAAGAATGATTAAAAACGACAAGCAGTTAGAAGCAATTTTAGACAACATTGATAAGATGATGAGAGATGCAGCAAAGCCTGTTGATAAAGGTATTAAATCAACTCAGTCAGCAAAAATATTTAATCTACAAGGAGAAGAACTAGATCCTAGCAAACCTATTATAGGTGGTACACAACAAGGTAAAACAATAAATCGAGAATTTTTTGAAAGAGATGCAGCGGCTAAAGAATTACAACAAAGAATAGACTCAGGTGTAGCAGCGATTGTAGAGAGAATTTTAGCAATGAAACCTATTGATGCTATGAAAGAAGCAAGCGCTGTAATTGGCAGAAAGGGCCAATACAAAAATTTAACACAACAAGATGCTAAAAAAATATTACAAGATACAGAAGATCATATCTTTGAAAGAAATATAAAACCTAAAGAAACAGACATGGATTTTGATGACAATGATTTTGCAGAAGGTGGTCGTATAGGTTTTAAGAAAGGTATGACAAGACGTAAATTTTTAGAAATCATGGCTGGTATTGGTGCATCAGGAGCTGCAGTTAAAACAGGTTTATTAAAACTTATGGGTAAAGAAAAAGCAGCACCTGTAGTAGAAAAAGCTGCAGAAGTTTTAGGCGGTGGAACACCTCCTCCATATTTTTTTAATTTAGTTAAAAAAATAAAAAATTTAGGTGACGATGTAACTAATGTGCTTGCAACAAACGAGAGACAAAAAGTTACAAAATACAAAGACTATGAGTTAACAGAGGACCTTGTAACAGGTGAGCAAACAATTCAAAGAATTAAAATGAGTGATCATCAATATTATGATGAAAATTTAGCAGAAGAAGTTTATATGAATTATAAACCTGGAAAAGGTCAAACTGATGAAGCTACAGGAGCAAAAGTTGCAGATGAATATACAGAAGATACTGGATATTTAAGAACTAGCGGACCACAAAAAGGTGACCTTTATGATTCAGAATCAGGTGTGCCAAAAGATGTTATTGAAGAAGGAACTGTGTTTGAGGACAACGTAACAGATTTTGAAACTAAAGAAAAAACTAAAAAAATTAAAAAAGCAGAAGGCGGTCGTATACCATTTGTATTTGGTGGTGGAATTTTTAAAGCCGTAATTCAAAACCTTGCAAAAGAAAAAGGTGTTAGCCCATCAGAATATTTAAGAATTGCAAATTATAAAGCATTACCAGATTCAGTTAAAAGATTTATGTCTGAAGCTGAGTTTTTAAAATTAAAAGAAACAATGACGGGTAAAAGAATTGAAATGGTAGAAAATGTTAGAGATATGATTCAATCAAGATTAGCTTTTAATAAATCAAAAGCCGACTTAGCAGCGTCTATGAATAAAGCTTCTCCTGGTTATGGAGACGCAGCTGTTAAAATGATGTTTCCTGAGGGTTCTTTTAAATCCCCAGTGCCAGCAGGAGCTGGTGAAAAAGATGTTATGATGATGGAACAACTTATCAAAAACCTTCAAACAAAAGGTAGAAAAGAAAATGCATCAGGTGGTTTGGCTGGCATGCTAGGAGAATAGCATGGATGAAAAATTTTTAAATAAAATTGTAGAACTACAAAATTTATTTGACGAAGGTGTACTAACTACAGCAGATAACATACCTCAACCAGAGCCAAGACAAGACGTTGTAGATAGAGAAGCAATCAATAGATTTATGAGAGACAACCCTATGGCAAGTGGTGGACGTATAGGTTTGAAAGAGGGTTACAGACCGGGAGCACCCATAGATCCATTAGACCCACAAAGAAAAATATCTGAAGTTATGGATGCTTATGATAGGTATTATAAAGGCCCTGGAAAAAAAATAAGAAAAATACCATTTAGAAAATTTTTTGAGATATATGCAAAAGAAAACTTTGCAGATGGTGGACGTATTGGATTTAAAGATGGTCTATCAGCAAAAGTTATTAAAGAAAAATTTCCAACTTATTTTGACCCTAGTTACACAGGTAACTTAGGTGATGTAAACACAATTAAAAAAGTTCTTAATCTCTATACAAAAAAGAAAATGGGTTCAATATTAATTCAAAGAGAACTCGCAAAACAAGGGATAAAAGCCAGCAATGCTTCTATTCGTAGATTAGTAAAATTAGCCGTAGATCAAAAATTAATAAAAAGAGTTTCTGATTTTAAAACATTTGAAGATCAAAGAATTTATGGAAAAGATGAAAAAAGAATTATTAGAGAAAAAATTAGACCTGTAACAGAATTGGATAGAAAAACAAAAACTAGAAATATTCCTAAAAATGCTAAATATAAAATTGTATATTATAAACCATCAGGAAAATCTTTTATACCAAAAGAATATCAAGGTATTCAATATTATAATTCATTAGAATCTGCAGAAAAAGCTTTAAATAAAAAACAAAATTTAAATTTAATTGCAGGCAAATATAAATCACAAGACGATGCTGTTAAAATAATACATAGAATAGCTTTAGAAAATTCTATGGATATTAATGACCCTAAAGAACTTGCTAAATTAGTTTATGGTAATAGTAAATTACAAAATTTAAAAAATATCGGTAACGACTTAGTTAGATATCAACAATTTTTACTTGGTTTTAAAGATATAAAAGGTTTAAAAATTCCAACAGGAGAAATTTTAGATGATATTTTATTTGATTTTCCAGCTGAAAATGAATACGGAAAATTTGCAGCTGGAAACATAAGACAAGCAAAATTAGAAATTAGAGATAAACTACTAAACACAAAAGGTGATAAACTTATAAAATTAAGAAATAAAGTTTTAAAATTAATAGACTCAAACGCTTTACAACTTGATGAAACATTGGGAGTAGCTGCTACTTTTGAACAAGCACCTGGTTATACAGAACTTGGACAAGTTATAGATAAAGAAATTAATAAGAAAAAAGGTACACAAATAGATAGGTATTTTATAAAATTATTTAAAAAAGTTATGGCAGGAGAAACAAATCCAACAGTTGTATACAAAGGTAAAACTATAGACGTAGAACAGTTTAATAAGATTTCTGAAGCCTTTGCTAAAAAAAATAAAATAGATACACCTACAATAATATACAAACCAGGAGAAAAACTAGATGCATCTAAATTTATAGACAGCTTTGATAGATTATCTCTAGAGGCTCAAAAAAATATTAAAGAAATTGCAAAAAAAGGTGTTGTCCTTCCAACAAAATCAGAACCTATTTCTTTTTTAGCTAAAGCTTTAGAATCAACAGGTAAGGATAAACCTATTACAGTAAAAGATCTTAATAATTTTAGAAATTTATTAAATAATTTAGCAGCACAATTAAATACAAAATGTGCAAGAAAAACTGCTGCGGATGGTGGTCGTATTAATTTTGAATATGGTAGTGTTGCATGTCAAGCAGAAGCTAAAAATTATGTTAAAGAAAGTTTAGCAAAAGGTATTGATCCTAAAGCTACAGATGTAAAATCAAACATAGTTAAAAAAATATTTAGAAGCACTCTTAATTTTGCTAAGGGAGTTTTAGATCCAAAAGAATTATTAAATCTTAGATCACAATTTTTTAGTGCGGGAGCCTTAGCATCTATTCCTATATTCGATGGAGTTATAGCTGCAGATGCAGCAATTAGAAAAGGTAAACCTATTCAAGAGGCATTAAAAGATACATTAACTTTTGGATTTCTTTCAACCCCACAAAATGTTCTTGATGCACAAAAAGTTTTAGATAGTACAACAGCATCACCTGCTGCAAAAGATTATGCACAAAGAATATTGACTGCAAATGAACTTGAAAGAGCTAAAAAAGATGCACAAACTATTGGAGTAGATAATAGTTTTTTTGCACAAAAAGTTTCCGATTTAGAACAAAAATTAAAAGGTATGGAATACAATCGTGAGACTGGATTAGGTGGTGAGGTTGGAAAAAGAGATTTTGAATCTGAACTCGCTAATATTAAAGATAAATTTACAGCGACACCTAAAAAATTTGATGCACCAGATAAAACTGATGCTCCTAGTTTTTTTTCAGGTCAATTAAAACCAACATATGGAGATCTTGAACAACTACCAGGACAACTACCTGGATACGCTACAAAAATGGTTCCTGCATATACAAGCAATAGTTATGATACTGCTAAATTAGATTTACCAACAGAAGATTTTATTGGTGCTTTATCTGAAGCCTTAGGTTATGAAAGACCTTCATCAGAGCAAGCAAAAGAAATGATTAATCAAGAAAGGTTTAGACAATTATTTGAAACACCTGGATTTACAGGGACTCAAGAAAGATTTAACAAAGGTGGTATTGCAGGACTATCTGGTGGCGATAATTCAGGCCCACCACCAGAAAGAGGACCCAATTCAGAAGGGTTGTCATCATTATTAAAACGTGGTACTAACATATAGGAGTATAAATGGCAGATATTGATAAAGGACTCCCGAACACTAGAACCGAAATCAAAGTTCCATCAGCAGAGGAACTAGAAGAAGTTAACGTTCAGGAAGAGATACCAGAAAAAGGACCCGTAGAGGTCATACCAGAAGAAGACGGCGGCGCAACAATAGACTTTGAACCGGGAGCTATAAATATACCTGGAACAGAAAATCACTTTGATAACCTAGCAGATATTTTACCAGACGACATCTTAGACCCTATCGGTAATGAGATGGTGCAAAATTACATGGATTACAAGGCGTCAAGAAAAGATTGGGAGCAATCTTATAAACAAGGTTTAGATTTATTAGGATTTAAATACGAAAACAGAACAGAGCCTTTTCAAGGAGCAAGTGGTGCAACACACCCAGTATTAGCAGAGGCAGTTACACAGTTTCAAGCACAAGCATACAAAGAATTATTACCAAGTGATGGACCTGTAAGAACACAGATCATAGGTGTAAAAAATACTGCAACAGAACAACAAGCACAACGTGTAAAAGATTTCATGAACTATCTTGTGATGGATCAAATGAAAGAATACGAAGAAGAGTTTGACTCAATGTTATTTCATTTACCACTTGCAGGATCTACATTTAAAAAAGTTTACTATGATGTACCGCTAGGTAGAGCTGTATCTAAATTTGTACCAGCAGATGAATTAGTTGTGCCATACACAGCAACATCAATTGAAGATGCAGAAGCTGTTATACATACAGTTAAGATTTCAGAAAACGAATTAAGAAAACAACAGGTCAGTGGTTTTTACAGAGATGTAGAATTAGGTCCACCAGACAATGTTGAGAGAAATGATTTAGAGAAAAAAGAAAGAGAATTAGATGGCACTAAAAAAACTGGTAAACAAGAATCAATGTATACTTTGTTAGAGTGTCACGTAAATTTAGATTTAGAAGGTTTTGAAGACACAAACTCTGAAGGACCTACTGGAATAAAATTACCTTACATCGTCACTGTTGACGAAGGTAGCCGAACAGTTCTTTCTATCAGAAGGAACTATGCGCCCGATGATCTAAAGAAAAATAAGATCCAATATTTTGTCCACTTCAAATTTCTGCCAGGACTAGGATTTTATGGCTTTGGACTCATTCACATGATTGGCGGATTGAGCCGTACAGCAACGACGGCTCTCCGTCAATTGCTAGACGCAGGAACGTTAGCGAACTTACCTGCAGGATTTAAACAAAGGGGCGTTAGAGTTAGAGACGAAGCATCACCAATACAACCAGGTGAATTTAAAGATGTAGATGCACCAGGTGGTAGTTTAAGAGATGCATTCTTTCCATTACCATACAAAGAACCATCACCAACACTATTACAATTATTAGGTGTTGTTGTGCAAGCGGGTCAAAGATTTGCAGCAATAGCTGATATGCAAGTTGGTGACACAAAACAAAATGCAGCTGTAGGAACTACAATCGCATTGTTAGAGAGAGGTTCAAGAGTCATGAGTGCGATACACAAAAGATGTTACGCAGCTATGAAAGATGAGTTTAGAATTTTAGCAAAAGTTGTATCACAATATTTACCACCAGAATATCCGTATGATGTTGTTGGCGGACAAAGAAATATTAAGCAAGCAGATTTTGATCAAAGAATAGATGTTGTACCTGTTGCAGATCCAAATATATTTTCTATGAGTCAGAGAATTACACTTGCACAAACACAGCTACAACTTGCAACATCACAGCCACAAATACATAACTTGTATCAAGTGTACAGAAACATGTACGAAGCGATTGGTGTTAAAAATGTAGACGCAGTTCTACCACCACCAGCACCAAATGCACCTATGGATCCGAGTATGGAGCACATAAATGCATTAGCTGGTAAACCTTTTCAAGCTTTTCCTGGTCAAGATCACAGAGCACACATTACTGCTCACTTAAATTTTATGTCAACTAACATGGTTAGAAATAATCCTATGGTTATGGCTTCAATACAAAAAAATATTTTAGAACACATTAGTTTGATGGCTCAAGAACAAGTACAATTAGAGTTTAGAGAACAAATGCAAGAGATGATGTTGATGCAACAACAAGCTGCAATGAATCCACAAGTACAACAACAGTTACAAATGATGACAAATCAGATAGAATCAAGAAAATCTGTGTTGATTGCAGAGATGACAGAAGAGTTTATGAAGGAAGAGAAGAAAATTACGTCACAATTTGA